TACCGATTATAAAATATTTAAGATAGAGACCGATTTATTTTATTCTTGGTATGAGGAGTATGACGAGGAAAACCACTTTGACTTAATTGCCAATATTTAAAACTATCTCCAATAGTTTAAGGGGTCATTTTTGATCCCTTTTTTGTACTTAGCGTCAACGCCCGTATATATGGCTATTCTATAGACGGGGATATATAGATTAAAAAATAGCATTTCCCTTGTTGCTCGGCTTTCCCTTTTAAAAGTTTCGGGTTTCCCCTTGTATTTGTTCGGGTTCGGGCTTGGGCTTAGCCTTGACGCTCTAAGGGGGTTCGGGTTCGGGCTAGGGTTTCGGGTTCGGGTTCGGGTTTTCCCAAAAAATGCTGGGCTATATAGGGTAAGGCATACATATATATACATATATAAATAAATTTTTTTGACTGGCATCTACTGGCTCAGCTGAGAGATCCGCAGATCCCCATTTTATAAGACCGCTTCTTGCGATAGATCCGCAGCTAATTAAATTAGACAATTTGTCTCCAATTTAATATAATCTGAGGTAAGCCAGCAATTCCGCTGGTGAATTTGGAGATAGATAAATGAATAAATTATCTGAAAACTTTACCCCCTCAAGAACCTCTAGAGGGAATCGTCATATCGTCAAGGGTCAAATTATCCAAGGCGACGAATATGTGGTCGACGGAATCCGTCGAGCCTTTTGGTCTAATCCTGATGGCAGTCATTCTTGCCACCTGTTCAGACTGGTGAGGGGCGAAGTGATAGACAGAATTACTGTTGATTCTTGGGAAGGCGAAGGCTTAAACGAATTCGCTCTCAGAACTGAGTCAATCATTCTAGGGGGTGCAAAATGAGCTTAATTGTAGACTTTACGAACATCCGAGAGGATGCCAAGAACGAGCTGAATCAATATCAGTATTATATTGGTTGTTATATGATGGCGATTGGAATGGGTGAGATCACTCAAGACAATCACCTCGAAGTGTATGCGAGACTGGTTCTCCTTAACGCGTCTAATCTTTCAACCGACGAGCCTTGGATGACCCTTGATACAGTCAAGGCTCTGATAGGCGCTGAGTTTAATATTGCTTACGAGAGCAAGTCTAAATTCTCAACGAGAATGATTAAGGCTACTCTGAGAGAAGTCGAGAGACTGGAATCTAAAGAATCTAAGGAGGTGGCTTAAATGTATACCGCAGATAGAACCGATCTACTGGACGCGCTAGCGTCCAGTATGAGAGATTGTATTGAGACTGAGATCTCATCTACTGACTTCACCTTAGAGGAATACTTCCGTTGCTCTCTAATAGATAGAGGTGTCGCTTCGACTAGATCTGAAATGATTGCTCGCAGAATGGCAGAGGGTAATCTTGAGGGCTTGGCGTATCATGTCGCCAGCTGCGATCCTCATTATCTAAGGAAGCTGATTCAAGCTGAGCCTAGATTGATTCATATGCTTTTGCAGAACAATAAGATGTCAGATCTAGATGTGAAGATCGTCGAGGAGGAGGTGTTGAAATGAGCGTATCAAGAAAAGACTTCAACGCTATTGCGAAAGTAATCGACAGCTCGCGCCGAGGATATGGCGGTCAAGATGTCCTAGATACTCGATCCGTTCTAAGTGGACTGGTTGAATACTTTTTATCTGAGAACCATAACTTCGACCCCTCAATTTTCTTGGCTTGCTGCGGGGGATCGGTAGGCGATAGGCATATGGATCTTCTAGAGGAAGAAGCCGATCAAATGATGAGCGGAGATCTAGGCTAAAAAAATGACTGGGGGACTGGGGGCGCAAGCCCCCTTTTTTTTGCCCGCAGATCGGGATCGGGCTTCGCTACGAGTTATTAGGTTTTTGCAGCTGCGCAGCCGCTAACTATTCGTAATATCTAGGCCTAGAATTACAGGCCCTACTGGATCTTCTTGGCCCAAATAATTGTCGCCCAAGCCGCATTTCTACAGTCCAGGCCGAGCGGCAGATCCACCTGGAAGAAAAGTGGCCGCAGCAAATCGCTGTATCCCTTACTGGCAGCTGGTTTCAGAGGGGATTGTTGGCCATTTTTAGGGACTCTATCGAGCTCGAAAAGGCCAAGATCGAGGCCAAAACGGAATTGGGCCACCCCCCATATTGTATTTTGGGACTCCGCAGCGCAGTAAAGAGGACAATAAAACACATACTCAATCTCCTATATCTAAAGATTGCCTTTTTGAATCTTGTCGGATATGATTCGTCTGCAGGTAAGGTATTTTTGCACTTCGTTCAATCTATCTTCTCCAAGATCTTTACTTTGCCTGCCCCTAAAAAAATTTTTTCCAGCCAAAAAAAATCCTGAGACGAAAAAGTTATCCACATTTTTTCCCCAAAACAAAACCAAATAAACAAAAGGGTACCCATACCCCCCAAAATTTTTCTATACTTTTTAAAGTTTTGGATGTTAGAATAAGTCAACCGAGGAAACGATATGGGATTTTTTAGTAAACTAGCAAGAAAAGGAATAAAAAAACGAGTGGCTCAAATGCCAAGACGTCGAGGCGGTTTCTTGCGTGGCATACCGATGATGAAACCTAGTATGGGAGACATGCGTTTTCGAGGTAGACTGCCCCAAAAAAATACCGCTTTTAGCGAAGCTATCCGTAGGTTAAAACAACAACAAGGTATGAGGCCTCAACCTATACCAAGAGCAGAAAGAATGCCCTCTTTCAACCCAACCATCTTTGGCCAACCTATCGGCGATATGGATTTCAGCAACATGCCTGACTTTTCTCAAATAGATCTAACGAACCTACAAGTTCCAAATCAAATGCCGATGGCTCAAGATCTTCCAGAGGTTGCACCTATTGGAATGATGCCTCAAATGCGTATGGGCGGTATGCAAGATATGCAACCACGTATGATGATGCAAGCAGGCGAAGACGTTTCTCTTGAAAGAGAATTATTTAGCTTGCAATCTCAACTTGAAAATTTAAAAGAACAATTGCGTTTAGACCGATCCTATAACGACGACCAAGCCGTTATTAATACATCTGCTGAAATGGCTGCCATTCAAAAAAGAATACAAGAAATATTACAAGAAAGCGGTCGTACCATGTCTGATTTAGATAGAGCGATAATCGGCAGAAAAACTATGTCTGATATGGATAAAGGACGTACTACGTCTGATTTAGATATGAGCAGACCCCAGCTAAAAGACGGCGGCGAACCATTTCCAGATCTTAGCGGAGACGGCCAAATTACTCGTAAAGATATTCTTATGGGTCAAGGCGTTAAATTTAAAGCCGAGGGAGGCGAAATGATGACTCAAGAAAATGAAATAGATGCCATGTTAGGCGGTATGGATTCTGAGGAAGCTGGAGCTATGGAAGACCTAGAGCAGATGGCTCCAGAAATGGAGATGATCGATCAGCTTGTAACAATGGTTGTCCAAATGATTCAGCAAGGCGCAAGTGAAGAAGAGGTAATAATGTTCCTCAGAGAGCAAGGACTCGACGATGAAGATATTGGTACTGTCCTTCAACTTGTAGCTGAAATGGCAGAAGCCGAAGCGATGCCTCAAGATGGTATCGGAGCAGAACTAGAACAGCTAGCTTAGTTAACATGTCTAATTTTTACGCAGAGGAAATTCAGCGTCAAATAGACCAAATCAAAGATCCAGAAGAAAGATCTCGTAAACAGGCCGAATATGAGGATTTAAGTGTTTTTAGAGATATTCTTCCTTTTATCCCTATTAACGTCAAACAATATGCTTATTATATGATGGGCGGCAAAGGTGAATTAAATGAAAATGATTTAACTGATGCTGAACTTAATGTTTTATATAATATAGCAAATAAAAAGCTAAACGATCCAAATTTTAGCCCTTCTCGTTACAGCGATTCTAATAAAATTACTTATCCAGATTATGAAACAGGTGACTATTCTGATATCAGCAGAGGCAACCCTGCGAGCAAAGAAGTTCACACCCAAGAACAACTTAACGCTTGGGAAAGAGGAGAAATAAAATTAGACTTTAAAGCGCCAGACGGTAAAAGAAAAACATATTCTTACGAAGAATATGTACAAGATTATCCAGGTATTTTTGATGATCCTTTGTCTGTTATTGAGCTTGCAAAAAAATTAAAAGATCCAAACTATAATATGAAAACTACTATTGGCAAAGCAGATATAGTTTCAAATGAAGACGACACTTATTCAGTTCAAGACCAATATGATTTTGAGTATGGCAAAGGAAAGGGACAAAGCAGCTACGATTCATTTTTTTTAAGCCCTTACGCAATTGCTAGAAATTTAGCTGCTAAAAGAAAAAATAAAGGCAGTCCAGTTGATATAAATCTTGGCTCTGAAGAATATATAAAGAGACAAGGAATGTATAATGGCGGCGAAGCTAATGACTTGCAGATGGAAAAATTTTCTAAAGGTCCGTCAAGACCTTCAAGATCAACTGAATACAAAAGAAAGCTTGCAGAATTAGAAGATTTTATTGCAAAAAATAGATTAGTATCAAAAGAAGCTCAAATGAGCTCGATGAGTGGTGAGGGTTATACAGACCCTAGATTTTTTAAAACTACAGGCAACCCCCTAATTGACAAATATGGCATGCGGCCTTTTCCAGCAGAGGGCAGCGGTCGAATATTATCGACAACAGAATTAGGAATGGGTGGAAAAAACGAACTTTTTAATCCAAGTAATGTTGGAACTTACAGTCCTTCTAAAGATACAGTCGTTTATAAGGATGTAAGAAAATTTGGTTATGAAAATGAGCCTCCCGAATTAAGTCAAAAACATGAAATTTTCCATAGAGCTGCTCAAAGAAGCGGCTGGATAAACAATTTTTATAACAGCCCTTATTTGAAAAAAAAAGCTAAATCATTAGCAGGTGAAAGAGGTAGAATATTAGCTCCTTTAGTAAATGAAGCCGTTGCACATTCTTATGAATTTGATGCAGATGATTATTCAAAAAATAAAGAATTAAAAGAAAGAATAAATTTCAGAGCTTCTAGGTTTAATTTAAAAAATCCAGAAAAAATAGCGGATGAAATATTTAATAATATAGAAGATTTAAGAGATGATTTTGAAAGATATTTAGAAGAAGTTAACGTAGAATATTTGCCAAACAATCGTATCAGCTATACAACTACAAGAACCAACAAAGCAAATGGCGGCGAAGCTAATTACTTACAATCAGCGCTTGACATGCTAACGGAGTCAGCTCCTGTAACTAAAGCGCCAAAGGGTACTTTCGACGTCGGTTCAATAAAGCCATTCAATCCAATAATGGAAAGGTATAAACCTAATCCGCTAGATGAGTTTGCGATGATGATGGTAGGTCCAACCAGCAAAGCAAGACTAGCTCAATTAGCCAATCCTACAGATGAAGTTTTTGCAACAGCAACTAGAAAAGAAATATTAGACTATATTAAAACCATCCCTCTAAAAGTAAGACTAGCTTTACGAGCAGATGACTCTATTCCTTTGAAAGGTAAGTATGCAATTTTAGACAGCGATAAAATAGATTTTTACGAAGACGTTGTTAATTTAAACAAGCTGCCTAAAAATTTTAAAACTGGCGATAACACTTTAGGAAAAATTTATATGGAAAAAAACAACATTCCATCTAGAGTTGATATGTCAGATCCTTTGGTAGGTTTTAAACCTAGACCTTACTTTGAAGAAATTGTTGATAAGAAAGGCGTTGAAAAAATTAAATTATATTTTCCAAAAACTGGCAGACTAGAACCTTACGGGACTCAAACTAAGTACAGACAAAAAACTTTGACCAATCCATCCAAAGAACAGTTAGATAAATTATTTAAAGGGATAAAAGAAAGCGACTTAAAAAAAGAATTGGCTAGAGTGCAGAAAGCTGAAAGGCTGGATGTTCCAAATGCTACAACCAAAGATATAGCTGAAGCTAACCAATTAAGAATGGGCACTCCTTACAGAACTTCTGAAGAAATATCAAAAGAACTGTTAGATTTACAAGGTGCAGAAAAACTAGATTTAGATTTGCTAGCAAAATTAAGAAAAGAATTTAATTTATAACATATGGATTTTTCCAAACTTACAGAGGCTGAACTCAAAGAAGCCCTGCTGCTTTTAGAGAAGCAAGACGGTTACTCAACGCAAGATGAGTGTCAAAATTCTTTTTTGAGTTACGTCAATCACATGTGGCCAGAATTTGTCTGCGGTCGTCATCATCAGATATTTGCCGAAAAGCTAGAACAAGTTGCTAGAGGTGAGATCAATCGCTTGATTGTTAACATGCCACCTCGACATACCAAATCTGAGTTTGCCTCGACCTTCTTTCCATCTTGGGTGATGGGACTTAAACCTAAAATGAAAATAATGGAGACGACCCATACGGGTGAACTCGCCGTTAGGTTCGGTCGTAAAGTGCGTAACTTGATGGATCAAAAAGAATACAAACAAGTTTTTCCCGACGTCAGTTTGCAGGCTGATAATAAATCAGCAGGACGTTGGGAAACAAATAAGGGTGGAGAGTATTTTGCAGCGGGTGTGGGTGGTGCTGTAACTGGTCGGGGTGCGGATCTACTAATCATCGACGATCCGCATTCTGAGCAGGATGCACTTTCGCCGAATGCGTTAGAGTCTGCCTACGAGTGGTACACGTCTGGACCTCGCCAGCGTTTGCAGCCAAAAGGTGCAATTGTAATAGTGATGACGCGTTGGTCTTCAATCGACCTAACTGCTAAATTGTTAGATGCCCAAAAAGAACCTTTGGCAGACCAGTGGGAAGTGATAGAGTTTCCTGCTATTTTTCCAGAAACTGAAAAACCTCTTTGGCCTGAGTATTGGGCAGTAGAAGAATTACTTAAAGTTAAAGCTTCTTTGCCTGGTCCTAAATGGAATGCTCAGTGGATGCAGAATCCAACAGCAGAAGAAGGCTCAATTATTAAACGCGACTGGTGGCAAAGATGGAAGCATGATTCTTTACCTTCGGTTCAATATATTATGCAGTCTTACGATACGGCGTTTTCTAAAAAAGAAACGGCTGACTTTTCAGCTATCTCAACTTGGGGTGTTTTTAGACCCAGCGAAGATTCGCCCGATTGCGTCATTTTATTAGACGCGCAAAAAGGCAGATGGGACTTCCCCGAACTCAAAGAAATCGCGATGCGCGAGTATCGTTATTGGGAAACCGATATGGTTTTAATTGAAGCCAAAGCAAGTGGTACGCCGCTTACTCATGAGCTTAGAAGAATGGGCATACCTGTGGTAAATTACTCCCCAACAAGGGGTCATGATAAAACAACCAGGATGCATTCAGTTGCTCCTATCTTTGAGTCTGGTATGGTGTACGCTCCAAACCGAGCTTTTGCCGAAGATATGATTGAAGAATGTGCATCATTTCCGTTTGGAGCTAACGATGATTTATGTGATACTATGACTCAAGCGTTGATGCGATTCCGCGAAGGCGGTTTTGTCAATTTAGATAGTGATTACGAAGACGAAGAACGCGAACCTAGACAGAGAGTTTATTACTGATGGCAATAGAAAGACAAACACCTGATCCTGCTCAAGAAGTAGAAGACATGCAAGATATGACAACTGAAAGGTCAACCGAAGATATTGATAATGAAATTATTGAAATCTTAGAAGGGTTAGACGAAGAAGGAGTTCAATATCAAGAAGACGGCTCAGTTATTTTGGGTGAGATGGAAGAGGAAATGAGTTCGGTTGGTTTTAGCGAAAACTTAGCAGAAGTTGTTTCGCAAAGCGAACTTAGCAAAATTTACGTAGAGCTAGTTTCTGCAATTGAAAATGATAAGTCTGCTAGAAAAGATTGGGAAAAAACTTATACCGACGGTTTGAAATATCTAGGGATGAAGTTTGACGATGGCAGGTCTGAGCCTTTTGAAGGTGCAAGTGGCGTCATCCATCCGTTACTCGGCGAATCAGTTACTCAATTCCAAGCGCAAGCTTACAAAGAATTATTACCTCCGCAAGGCCCAGTTAAAACTCAAGTGGTTGGCGAATACAGCGCAGCTGTAGAAGAACAAGCTCAACGTGTAAAAGAATTTATGAACTATCAAATCGTTCACGTGATGGAAGAGTACGACGAAGACTTAGATCAAATGTTGTTCTATCTGCCGTTGGCAGGTTCTGCTTTTAAGAAAGTTTATTACGATGAAAATTTGCAACGACCTGTTTCTAAGTTTGT